TTGGTGCTCGTACTTGGAAAGGTGATGTATTCAAAACTTTTGAAGTACTAGAATCCACTAATGATGGTGTAGCGACAGTTAAACTTGATAGCTTTGCTGGTCATCCATTGACTGGTGGTTATAATGGTGATACTTTCGGTACATCTCCTATCTCTAACTATAAAGGTGTAACTGATGCTACATCTGTATATGCTACAGAAATGGCTAAAGTATACAATGGTGCTTTCAATGATGATATCTATGATATTGATAACAACCCAATTGATATTGTTGTCGATGCTAACTATCCTCATATTGTAAAACGTGCTATTGAAACACTTTGTTCTTTCCGTCAAGACGTATTCTATTTCCGTGATATGGGTACTAAAGGTCTTAGCAATCTTCTTGCAATCAAGAATGCTAAGACTTTGAATACTGGTGGTAATAATCGTTACGTTGCGACTTATTGTCAATACTTCGATATCTTTGATCCATATACTCGTAAACAAATTACAGTTACTATGGGTTATGCTATTGCTCGTTTGATTTGTATGCACTTCTCTAATGGTCGTTCCTTAGTATGTGCTGGTCAAAGCAATGGTTGGACTGTTCCAGAAATCATCGAAGGTACTTTATCTTACGTTCCTAAGATTACTCCTGCAGGTGACCAAGTTGCTGAAATGGATGATCTTCGTATTAACTTTGGTAAGTACTATAACGGTATCTTCTCTCTTGCATCCGAATATACTTCTCAAGATATCTTTACACAATTAAGCTATGCTAATAACGTATTGTCTATCCAAGAGTTGATTAAACAAATTCGTATTGCATGTCCTAAGTCCCGTTATAAATTCATTACTGGTACTGACTTTGAAGACTATAAACAAGACGTACAAGCAGTTATTAACAACAATGCTAATAAATTCGCTTCCATCTCTATTGACTTCAAATCTGATTCTGCATATGCAGCAAACAAAATTGTTTATGCAGTTATCCAAGTATCTTTCAAAGATTTCGCACAAGCTGAAATCTTCCGTATCGTTGCTATTCCAATTGCAACTACTGTTAGTGCTAATGCTTAAGGGGGATAAATAATATGGCTGGACGTACTGCTGGTGCTGTTAACTTTATCTTCGACGGCACTAAAGAAATTCGTGATTTGACACAATATGCCTTGTTCCGTGGTGTAACTGACTGGGCTAACTTACATCAATTTAACCAATTTGAATCTGGTTATGGTATGCTTATCGTTTTAACTATTCCAAACTTCTTGAAAGCTTTGGCAGCTAAAAGTGATAAATACCAAAAACTTATTGATACATATGTGCATGTATTGGAATATGAATTCCGTGGCTTAGATGGCATTGATAACATGACTTCCGATACTGCAGAATTGACAAATGGTGTTAAATCCATTAACGTAATCAATAAAGTTAATAGCCAATCTGGCTCTACTTTTACTATGCGTTATTTTGAAAAATCTGGTTCTATCATGACTAAAGTTCATGAGTTGTTCTTACGTGGTGTTAAAGACCCTACAACTCAAGTTAAACATTATCATGGTCTTATTGAAGATGGTACTATCAAAGAACCTGGTTTTGATCAAGAAGTATTTAGCTTCTTATATATTGTAACTGATAATACTTTGATGAACGTTGAAAAAGCATTCTATATCGTAGCTGCTCAACCAACTAACGCTGACTTGAATATCTACAATATCGAACGTGGTGATATTGGCTTCAAAGAATTGTCTGTTGAATTCTCTGGTTTCCCTATTACTAATACTATCATCAACCAAAAAGCTCAAAGCTTACTTGATTGGGTACGTAAAGGTACAATTTGGGATGAATCTGAAATGACTTACTCTGGTGTAACTCATATGAAACCATATAGTAATATCCTTACTCCTAATGGTGAAGGTAACACTGGTAAAGGCGTTTCTTATACTGGTTAATAGATTTTAATAATAGAATAAACAACAGTGGACTAGGAGTTAATCTCCTAGTCCATTTATTCTTTTTATTTATATAACAATATATTGACTGCGTATGAGGATTTAATGAAGATAATTAGACACAAAAACTCCTATATAATACCTACTAATAAAAATTTCTATACATGCTTCGTGAACAAAACTCATCATACAAATCAAAATCCTACGCTTGATTAACGTTTAATAATATATACATGGGAACTCCGATTTTGGACAAATAGATCAAAATTCTTCCATCAGGGGATGGATGGAAGACCTCTCTTCTCAAATTGCAATCTGCTAAAATCACATGAACGGACTTCCTCATGCGTAGTCATTCTTTCTTTGCTGCTGTGGGCAAAGATAGTTTTCACCTTATCCAAATAAAAATAAACAACTTATGGTCATAGGCTTTAATAGCCTATGACCGTATTTTGTTGTATTAGTAACCACCGTCACCTTGATCTTGTTGTGTATTAGCAGCATATTCAATCTTAGTTGCTTCTTTAACACGCATAATCATTTCCATATCAATATAACTTTCAAGCATTTTACCTTTTAAGTTATTGAAGAAGATTTGTTTAGCGTTATCATCTAAGTCATCAGAGAATGCTTCCATTGCAGCTTGTGCTACATCATTAGCATTTTGAATGATTTGGTTAGTATTAGTTAGATTCAAGAACATCGGAGTTGGTAAGTTAACTTTAATAACCGCTGTTGGATTATTAAACTCTCCTCTATAGAGTTTAGTCATAATAGATGATAAGAATCTATTAGCAACTGTTTGTCTATTATAGATTTTCTTTAAGAATCTACTATTGGACATGGATGCTTGGATAGCATAGTCCATAGATTGTCTAGCTTGTACTATTTCAAATGGTACATCAGTACTATTGACTGCCATTGATTGGAGTTTTTCCATCAAGTCAGTTTGTGGATCAATTTGTTGACCTTGCATAACTTCAAACTGTACTGGTGCATTACCACTATTATCAGTTGGAATAACAAAGTCATTGAATCGACCTAGTATGTTTAATACATTCTTCATAGATTCTAATTGACGCATATTGAAGTTTTGACGTTTCAATTGATCAATAGTAGTTAATAGAATCTTAGAGATATTTGTATCAATACCAGATTGTTTTACATAATATACACGACGATCTTGTGCACGAGTCATTGCACCAATAGTATTGGTAATATATAAACCAATGAATAACTTAGCTGGTATCATAGACTTATATAAGTCAGAGATACCACGATATGTATCAGGATCTAATTTATAATAGCAATGAACTACATCATCAGGTGGTAAGAAAGTTACATTATATTTATTCTTCTTACCTGCTTGGAGATCGTGTTTTAATACCATATAGATCTCTTTAGATAGATCTTTATTAAGTTTAATAAACTTAGTATCAATAGCCGCAGATAGTTTACTAGCTACAGTCTTAACAATGCTATCAGAGATAACAGCAGAGTTCTTTGTAGCTTCTAAGTCTGTTGCTACATTAATACCTAAAGCATTTACTGGTGTAGTTGTATCACTAACTGGGAAGTCATCTTCTAACCCAAATACACTATCATTTTCAAGATAAGCATATCCTAGAATAAGATCTTCAATTCTAACTGGAATAACTTTATAACGATTAAGTTCTTTAAAGATACATCCATTTAGACCCCAGTCATCTTTAGTATTAATTCTATCTTGACTAGCTACAATTAAACCATTACTTGTAGTATCATCATAGAATGGACTAGCATCTAATTTATCATTAGCCACTAGAGATACTGTACTTGTTGTAGCTTCATTGAAGTTTAATGCAGACTCTCTAATATGTCTAAGTCTATTAGCTGCAGTCTCATGAGCTACAATCTCTTTAGATAAAGCATTACTCATATTGAATGAGAATTCAACATCTAAAGATTGTTCTTTTTTATTAATATTTCTAACAAATACATCTCCACTTTCTTTTAATGTAGGGGAGATTTTAAGAATACCAGATTCAGTTAGACTCATAGACTCTTTTTGTGTAGTTATGAACTTATTTTCTGGGTTATCTAATAGCTTTTTAATAGCTCTTTCATATGGTACAATATAATAGAATCGTTCACCATACTTGGAAGTATTATAAATAATATCTTGGAACTTGATAAGCAAGTCATACTTATCTTTAAGTATCTTAATATTATTATAGAATACTTCTTTATCACTTTCTACAGAGACATTCTCATCAGAGATGAAGATAAAGTCTTTAGAGAAGTGATCAGATGAGATTACATTATCACATAGTACACCTAATGCATCTTCAAGCATAGGCATATATTTACAGATCATGTCAATCTCTGCGTCAAATAACCGTAAGCTACGATTATTAAAGAAAGCATTATAAGTACTACCATCATTATTTAAGTCTTTGAATAGATTATCAAAACCATCTACAATTTTTGGATCATTCTGATATTCCATAGACTTAGCGTATAGAGTGCTAATAGAAGATAGACCTGTAGAGTAGTTAATATCATTAATAATCTTACCCATAGAATCATTGATTCTATCAGTAAGATGATTTAGTTCGCTATCGCTGTCTGGTGGTGTATAATATGTACGACCGTATAGATTAGCAAGACCTTTACGGATACTACTAAGTAACCCATCTTGCTTTTTTACGTTTTTATCTTCAGCCATT